CACCTGCCTTTGTTTGGTACTTGATTGACCCGTCTTCAGCACGATGCAACTTCTCACTTTTAGGCAGGGCGGCATCAAAGTCTTCAATGAACTTTGAGCCAACTTCAGCGTGCTCGGTATCCAGATCCTCGATCAGCTGGAGCAGGGAAGTCCTGTCAAAAGGCAAGCCAGTGCGCCAGAGCTGTGCCATTGCAGGCAATGCTCGACACTCCAAAGACCACGCGACATTGAGATGACTAAGCGTCATCCGCTCCTCGATCTTGTCGTACAACTCCAGCAACACAAGTACATCCGTAGCGGCGTACTCCAGCTGATTAGTCGTTAAATCTTGGGACCAATCACTACGTTGTTCTTCCTTAGAAATTTCACGCTTTAAGTATCGTTTGACTACATGCTGCAGACCGTGCTTCATATTGGGACGACCATTTGTCAGGATGCGGCTAGCAAGCAAAGTACAAAAAATTTCTCCTTGAGGATATAACTCGTATTCTTGCAGCCAACCCAAATCAAATACCGCGTTGTGTGCAACCCACTCACGCTCAACTGAAAAGAACTCCTCCAGTTCTATATCGTCTTCCTTTTCCAACTTCCACATATCTATAACGACCGGGGGCTTGCCCGGAGTGGCCAGCTGCAATAAACGCAAGCCACCAATCCGAGGCTGGAGCCCCGTCGTTTCTACGTCAAAAGCGATCAGCTCAGCATCGTCGAGCGTGTGGAGATACTCGATGCCTTGAAGGATGTGCACGCCTGGTAGGGCTAACTTCAGCGCTACTCTAACACACTAAGAGATTCCCGTGCAGGGCAATCTTCCGCGTACACAGAACCCGCCTCCGGGATACCGAGGAGGCATTTGTTTTCCCAGTGCACACAGTTCCTGCAGGTGGCACCACCATCAAGTCGTGCGTACTTACGCATCATGGTCTCGCGCTTTATCTCCATTCGGCCTGCGGAAGTTTTGTTGTAGCACTTACAGCAGTAGATCGGATTGCGTGTGTTCTTGCCACAGCTGTAGCAAAGTCGCTCATTGATTTTCAGTGGAAGTGTGGTCATGAGAAGTGAACATCAGATGCGTTTTTTGTTAATCGAAGGCCCCAGTGTGGGGCGTGTTGAATTGCAAATTTAGGAACGATTGACTCAAGCGAAAAGAAGAACTCTTCACAAGAGAGACACTTACGTTTCCGCAGCTTTTGTTTGTCTGTGTTGTTGCGCGTCAATACAACACGAGTGCGCTTACTCTCAGCGCCGCAGTGGGGGCAGTTCATTCGAGCCAGCTCCACGCTTGCCCGTTACAGATGCGCCAAGCGTGCTTTTCATCAACATCAAACTCGAAAGCCAGTTGTCGATAGGACCAGCCGTCTTTCTGCAGCTGGCGCATTTTGCGGACCAGCTCGGGCGTTAGAAGTGCAGCGATGTTTTCCTCGCCGCGTTTGAACCTGACTCCGATAGGCATTTGTTTAGTCATTTGAGTGAACTACTTTTCGAGGTAAGCCTCAGTAGCCATCCGGTTGATGAGGCGATTCAAGTACCACTGGGCTTTTCGAGCGTCCTCGTAAGGATCGTTCTTCAGCCACATGCGACTGAGATACTTGATAACCTGCCATTGAAGGCCCCCAAGCACTGGATCGGGCGCGGCCTTCACCCAGTCTTCGAGTACATCAATCACCTCCGTCTTCCCAGCTGTGTAGTGGGCGGGGTGATTAACGGAATCCACGGCGGTTAGTTTGAACTCGTTCATCATCCTTTAGAGGCTTGAACTGACAGATCGCCTTGGTAGCGCCCGGTCACTGAGTAGTCCTTGTTAGGCAGGAGTGACATCTTGTGGAACACAATCTGTCCGATCCGCATACCTGGCCACAGCGGAAGCGCGTGAAGCATTCGAGCATTCACGAGTTCGAGCGTCAGACGGCCCGCATAGCCAGGGTCGATGTACCCGGCCATGAGGTGTTCGATCCCTTCTCGCGCCCGACTGGACTTAAGCGCGAGTTGCCCCGCAACACTCACCGGGACTTTGAACTGCTCCAACGTTTCCGCCAGTACGAACTCGCCTGGCTGGAGCATGAAAGGCAGTTCCTTCGAATGCCCAGCGATCGAGAAAGGTGATAGCTCGGCAGTCTGGGGCATCTCGATCATCAAGTTGTTGCCAAGCCGCACGTCCAGGGAAGCTGGATTAACCAGCTCCTGGTCGAACGGCTCAACAAGTCCTTTCCGAGCGAGAGTGTAAATCTCGTAATCGGGAAGGATCATGCGTCAACGGAAGCGGGTGCGTGATCCTGCTGAAGCTCAACGTGCTTCCAAGTCAGGCCGTACTTGATGCTGTACACCACATTGGCGGCAACACTGAAGTCGCGGGCGATCTTGGCAGCAGACTCACCAGCAGCAAGACGAGACTTGATGATGGCAACCTTGCTTTCGTTCAAGACGTTGCGGCGTCCCTTGTTGGTACGACGGGAAGTCTTGGCTTTGGCCTTGGGCTCTGCAACGGTTTTAACAACCGGGGTACTAGCAGGCTTGGAATCCAAAGAGACACTGACAGAACCACCAAGGATGGTCTGGAGTTTGGTGAGAGTTTGAGTCAGTTCAGTGTGCTGAGAGTCGGAAAGAATGTGCATTTGCATGGGATGGAGCGGGTGCAGTGTAATAGAGAAAAGCCCTACTTATCGAGTTCCAGCTGGATTGCTGCCTGAAAGTAACCTGCCACTTTGATTTGGCGGAACTCACGACCAGCAGTTTCGCTCTGCTTATCTTCAATCTGCTCGTACCGATACCGCGCTTCAGTCAAAGCGGCCTTGGTGTCGATGTTGAGCTGGTGCAGCTCTTCATTGGACAGGGTGGACAGCTCGTGCAGGTACACGGATCGGTTCAGCAGATATGACCGATAAAAGGGTGCGTCGTTTAGCTGGGTCATACAAGTTGAGCGATCAGCCGAAGTACAGCTTGCGCTGTTCCTCCAGCCATTCATCGTATTCGGCAGGTGTATTAAAGCGGTCTTTGAAGCAATCGGGCACCGAAGTGCTGGGGCGGCGGGGTTGACTGCTCAACTCGCGCAGGTCGTTCCAGTTGTATCCGCGTGATTGGCGGTAGTAGTCGGCGTACCAGTCAGTCATGCAAAGAAATTGGGGTCTTGGTGTTTTAGTCGGTTGAGATCGGCAAGACGCAGCTTGAGAATCTCGGAAATGGCAAGGCCAGCGAGTTTGCTGGAGCAGATGGTCTCGCTGGTGGTGAAGACGTAGATCAGGTGGCGATAAAGCTGGGTCAGGGTGCGGACCTTGACCCAGTGGGTGTCGCCAGGGATGGGCTCAGTGCCGTACTCCCAATCGTCGTAATCACTGGAGTTACGAAGCTCCTGTGCCTCACTCGTCGGGATCAATCGGTGCCCAGTCGTCAACTCGGGCTGCGATGAGCTTGCGGAGTTCTGCATCGGTGGCCGGAATCAGGTCTTCATCCGAAAGGTAGAAGGAGCCTCGGCACAGGGCAGGTCCGTACTCTTCCGGGTCGAACCGCGTTGCGTGGTGCGTAAGAACCATTTCGTCAACAAGAGCAGTGACGCGGACGAGGCCATCGGGATCAAAGTCGAGACTGTCAATTTCAAGTACCCGGTTCACTTGGTTTCCTCCACGGCAGTCTGGTCGGTGGCAAGGGAAGCCAACCACTCGTCCCAGCTCATCTTCAGAAACATCTCCAAGTCCTCAAGGTCCTGGAGTTTGTCGATGTAAAAGCCGGGATTGATGAAGCCGTTGGTTTCCAGCTCGGTGATCTTGTCTTGGAGCACGGCCTTGCTGGCAAGGACCGCGTAGTACCAGCGACTGAGGTTGAGACTGTTGGTTTTGATCGTGTAGTCCATTCAATTCAATAAAAAAGACAGGCCGGAACCGACCTGTCTGAAGTGTTACACAAGACGAGCGTGCGGTCAAGCCGCAAGTCGGCTAGCTTTACGGCTCGAAATTCTTTTGAGGAATCTCGAAGCGTCCGCCGACGGCAGGCGACGGTGAGGGGAGGACTGCTCCGGCAAGCTCCCCACCTGCCTCACTCTTGAACGCCAAGGTCAACGGGCTGGTACTGGGTCAGTACGCACACGTCAGCCCCTTGCCGCAGAGCGGTGCCCACGACGTATTCAAATTGCGCGTGGGCATCGGGGCATTCCTCGATTTGGTACTCCTCGATTTCGGTGGGAACGCCTTTTTTCAGCCACTCAATCCGAATCACTGCCATGAGTTCGGTTGGGATGTCACCCACGGTGTAGGCAAGGACCGGCTTGCGGTACGGCCTAGGCGGAATGGGTTCAGGCTTTGCCACAGGATCCCTCCAAAGCAGGCGAGCCAAGATTTGCATTGGCCATAAGAAAAATTTAGGCACGGCTAGCAAGAGCAGCCCTCCGATACCGGCACGGCTTCCCGTAGACGGCCTTAAGTTCTTCCTCCGTTGGCTCATCAATCCCGGGTCCAACACCACGTTGGACCTCAATTCTGCGTCCATTTTTGTACTCGTAGGTGGTAATCAAGCGCCAGTCGCTGACTTTTTTGACCCAGATGTCAAAGCGATCTTCTTCTGTTTGGGGCGTCAAAGAGGGACGCCCGTCTTTTGTGTAGTACATCAGTCCCAGAACTTCCAGGCGGCCTTGCGGAGGTTGCGACGCTCTTCGGGCGTGCGGTCCTCCCCTTGGGGGGTTACAGAAAAGTTGTCCCCCCTGGCAGAAACCGCTTCAACACTGGTGGTCTCAGGGGGACACCCGTTTTCGTGTCCCCCTTGTTTGGAGCGTTTTTGGCGGTGCTGCTCCACCAACTCCAGCAATTCGGTTTCTTGGCTCGAAATTAGGGGGGACACTTGGGGGGACACCGAGGGGGGTTGTCCCCCTGAGACCCCCTGTTCCAGACAGGATTCTTCTATGGGGGGACACTCTTTTTGACACATATCACGCGAGAGCTGTGCGAAGTACCTCTTCACACTGGAACCAGGACGACGAACGCTTGGCTCATCCGCACTAGAAATCAGCCCACGGGCTTCAAGACGCTGGAGCGCTTTTTTGATGCCAGTGGCACTACCGCCGCAGAGAGGATCAGCGTTGAGTTCCTCGCGGGTACGCCCCTCGGATTTTTTGGCTGCGCTACGAAGCCGCTGGAGCACGCGATCAACGATGGACGCGGGGGTAGCGCTGTCCGTGGTCATCTCCACGTAGTCCTTCAGCTCGAAGGTGAGGTCCTTGAGCATCTTGAGGATGAGCTTGGTGCCACCACGGCCTGCACGGCTCTTCTCGATGGTGATGAGGCGGCTGGAGTACCCAACCTGCTCAGCTTCCTTTTCAGAGGGCTTACGGAGGCTCCAGACCTCATCACAGCTATCGCGTAGGGCTGTGCTGCCCCTGAAGCCGCCGCTCTTATTCGAGTGGTGCACAACGAGGATCGTGCAGGCGGGGAAGAGGCGTCCGTTGTTGTTGGCCAGCCAGTAGAGGGGACCAGCAAACTCCTTGCGGTTCTCGTCGAAGGCAGAGCCCCTAGAGCAGCCAGTGATCGAGTCGATGATGACCAGTGCGGGCTGGTGCTTCTGGAGCAGCTTCACGAAGCGCATGTACCAGTTGAGGTCCCAACCCATGACGACGCGGATGGGATCGGAGTGGTTGAGTTCAAGGTCCTCCATCTGCTGCTTGACCTGAACCTCGGACTGGTCACCGTTAAGGATCAGGACCTTGCCGCTTTGGACGGGCACAAAGTCACCGCGCACAGAAAAGGGAAGACCTCGTGCGACGTGCTTGGCGAGTGTCCAAGCGGTCATGGATTTGCCGTCACCACCAGCGCCGTGGACCATGACGAGACCGGGCTTAGGCAGCAGGTCAGGGATGAGGTAGTCCAGCTTCATCTCCTTGTCGAGGAGGGCACCGATGTCCATGTCGTCGTCGCGCTGCTCGTACTGGATCTGGCTGATGAGGAGGCGTTCGAGGGCACCAGCGTCGCGGTAGCCAGCCTCCAAGGCCAAGGCGTTCATGCGGTGAGCCATCTCAGCAGGGTTGTCGAGCTGCTGGATGTCTTTGGCGCGAGCGATGACTTCGGCGTAGCTGAGGTTGGCTTGGCGGAAGCGGACTACAGAGTCCCGTTCAGCGTCAGCGACAACTTTGCGAAGGTCTTCGGGCAGCCAGAGGCGACCAGGCATCTGCTGGTCCGCCATGTAGAAGAGCGAACCGAGGGTGACAGGACCCTTGCGGAAGGACTTCCAGACTTCTTCGCAGGGGTTGGCACCGATCCAATCGTTATGAAATTCGGGGTCTTCTGCAGACCACGCAGACCAGAGCAATAAACCAAGGTCATTCGGCAACTCCGAGTGGATCGCCATTCCAACCTTGACCCAGTGATCGCGGCTGCCAGCGCCCTGACCAGGGATGACCTTGAGTGCGGACTGGATTATTTCAGCAACTTCATCTTGGTCACGGTCAGAGAAGTCGAGCGCCTTGCGGTTTTTGATGAAGCCACCGTCTTGCAGTTCCCGACCGGAGTGCTCGCGCATCTCAGCCAACAACCATTCAGGAGCCTCAGGAATGGCTTCCAGGTCGCCTTCAAAGCCGTACTGACCGGCTGGAGCCTTGCCATCGCTAGAGCCGGGATAAGCGCCATAGATGACGCCCTGACGGCCCCAAAGAACCTCGTAACCAGCTCCGGTATCAGAGAGACCAAAGCCCCTCACACTGGCCCACAGCTCTTCAGGAACGCGGAAGAGGTACTTGGCTGCGTTGGCCTTAGTCGATGTAACGACTGGGGCACCTTCAAGGGTCTCACCCCACTTCTTTTTGAGACGGGCAAGGTTGTGGTCAACGTCAAGAATCACGAGACCATTGCTGCGAGCCCCGGTGAAGGCACCAACGGCCTGGAACACATCGGGCTTGCGGTCCACCTGCAATGCCACATCAGCGGCATTCATGGAGCGATGGTGACTGGGCTCAAACGGTGTTTTGCCCTTGCTCAACTTGCCTGATTGGAGCTTGCAACCCTTGGCGTAGATGGGTGCGTAGGCGATACCTGCCGGAAGTTGCCGGATAAAACCGAGCAACTCTTGTGTCTTGTGCGACGACATTGTAGACTCTAACAGTGGAATGATCAGACACGCCTTGAGACTGGCAGACTCCAGTCACAGGGCGTTTTCTGATGGTAGACGCAACGTCAAGCTGGTGCTAATGTGTTACACGTTGCCGGGCAACTGGCGACCACACCAACACCCAAAACACGATGGGATTCCTTTCCAAACAAGCTTCAGCAAACGTCTCCAGCAACAGCAGCGGCGGCGGTTACCTGCAAGTGTCGAAGCTGTCTGACGGCGGCTCTGTGCGCTTCGCTCTTCTGTCCGACGAGCCCCTCGAATTTTTCGAGTGCTGGGGCAGCTCGGACGGCGCATCGCGTCCTTTCCGTTTCGACTACGAGCCTGCCTATGAGGACGTGGTTGCAGAGATGGGCGACTTCGAGCCCCGCGAAGGTCGTGGCGGCCCTGGCACTGTCGATGTGAAGTTCGCCATTGCGGTGCCGGTCTACAACTTTGATTCCGGCAACGTCCAAGTCTTGAGCCTGACCCAGAAGTCAATCATCAAGGAATTGGACAGCATCTCCAGCTTGGAGGAGTACCAAGACCTGTGCGCTTGGGACTTCAACCTCAGCAAGAAAGGTTCCGGCCTGACGACTGAGTACACGCTGCGTCCTCTGCCCCGTAAGAAGGGCGCTCAAGAGCACATCGACGCTGCTTGGATCGAAGCCAAGTCCAACGGTTTTGACATCGGTCGCCTGCTGACTGGTGGCAATCCTTTCAAGGCAGCTTGATTCCCGCTAAATAAACACCGGCCCCGTCATTGCACGGGGCTTTTTTAGTGGTACTGTATTGATGGGAAAGAGTATTTAAGTGGCCTCAAACACACAAGACACCTTGGCAGGAC